TTGCTACATACTTTGCCTTTAGAGGTATTGGCTTTCCACGTGGACATCGTATAATTACAGCTGAGGTTAAAAAGAAGGACATCATCATGGTTTGTGATGCTGACCTTGAGCAAGAGGTTATTGCCACCAAGGTCAAGGTACTCGATATTGCCGAGGTAAACCGAAAGGAACTAGAGCAACCGCTCTACACCAGCCTTAAGGTTGAGTGGAATAACAAGACAGCAGCACACAAAGCTGGAGTCTACGTAGGATAATGGATAGTTCCTCCGAATCTTCCTACGGAAGATCGGAGGAATATTCTAGTCACCAATACAAACAACAACATAGAAGGATAATAAAATGACAAAGAAGAAAGTAAAGATTGAGTCCTGTGAGAGCTGTGGTCGCCCGAAGGCCACTGAAGAAATGAACGCTTTTAAAGCAGTACAAGAAGTCATGCAGTACATCAGAATTAATGACAACAGTCCATACATGGTAGAAGAGCTGCCATTGTACGAAGGCAAGATAAGATGAGCATCATGGAGCATGTTTATAATAATATTAAACCTGAAGATGTTAAGAGCTTTAATAACTTTAAAAAGAAAGTTAATTTTGGCGGCGAATCGGAATGCTGGACATGGAATGCAGCCATCAACAAGTTGCATAATCGTCCAATGTTTTGGTTTAATAATACTTGGGGACCAGCAGCTAGAGCATCCTTATATTTTAAACAAGGATACTTAACTAAAGGATTGCATGTATGTCATGACCCTGTTATTTGTAATAATACTCTTTGTTTAAATCCTTTTCATTTGCGCGAAGACACACCATCAGCCAATACCAGAGACCTGCTTGTTACAGGCAATCATAATAATAAAAGAAAAACACATTGCAAAAGAAACCATGAGTTTTCTGAAGATAACATTTACTATAGTCAAGGAAGACGCCACTGCAGAACATGCAGAGCTGAGTATCACAAGAAGAAGGAGACAACAAATGAATGAGGCAGTCACATACGGTGGTGTAATCTATATGATTATAGGCTGGACTATTGGTAGAATTATTGGTATAATTCTTATTGACAGATTGGATAAGAAGAATGATAAGTGAAATTATATTTATGAGTGTTATGTTTGCGTCAATTGCAATTAGTATTAAAGGATGCTGCGGCATTTTGAGAAAGCTTGTTAAGTAATGAGCAACTATTTAAATATAAATATACCTACGTTCTTTTGTTATTTAGATACAGCTTTTTTGTATGACGGCGACCCACATCCTGACAATGAAAAGATTGTGGTGGAAGTATTCCAATACACATCCATACCACAACGCTGTGGTTTGTTCAGTGTCATGACTGAGTACGGAAGCCAGCATGCTAGAGTTCCAATTCACTACCTGTGGTCAGATGACCAAGAGCAGTGGACAAACTATCCACTAGATTGGATTCAGCTCTGGGATTCAATCAGTTACTATGCTTCAGCTAGTATCTATGACTATTTAAAGAATAGAGCAGCTTACATCTTGTTAAAGGATGGCACTAAGCACAAGGGTAAGTACATGTTTACTATTGACTGGTGCCTTGGCCCACAATACCAATCAGGCTATGGTGAGATGGCAGCAGGACACAAGTGTGGTCATGTGTTCAAGGGTGAAGGTGGCCAATACTTTATACAACCTAACAACAGAATCCTTTGGTTGGATGGTGGCTCATTCATTACTAGGAAGCTAGACAAACCTGACTGGAAGATATTTAGCCAAGAGTTCTCATGTGAGCATACGGGTTCACGTTGGGTATCAACAAGTGATGAAGAGATGTTCTTCTATGAGTTTAAGGAGCAGCAGTGAAAGTTGCAGTAGTTAGTATTATGAAAAATGAGGAACAGTTCATTGAAAGATGGGCTGAGTCCTGTGCTGATGCCGACTACCGTATTCTATTGGATACAGGTTCGTCTGATAACTCAGTTGCTTTAGCTAAAGAGTGTGGAGTTATAGTGCATGAAAAGGTCATTGACCCTTGGCACTTTGCTCGTGCGCGCAATCATCTACTTGACTTGATTCCTGAGGATGTGGATTGGATTATAAATCTTGATGTTGACGAGGTGCTGGGCCGTGGTTGGTACGATGCGTTGAAGGGCGTGCCAACCGACGGTTCAATCAACAGACCAAGATACGGCTACACTTGGAATTGGAAACGCTTTGAGCCAGATGCCCAAGGTAAAGTAGATGTGTGGAAGACTATTGAATTAGGTGAGCCTGGTGTGTTCTATCATGGTGACAAGATAACTGGACGCTTTAGTCATCGTTGGGTTAACGCGGTGCATGAAGTTAACATTACACAGCCTGGATTTGAAGAATGTCAGATGTTTGTTGATGGCATCAAGATATACCATTTCGCTGACAACACCAAGTCACGTGGTTCTTATCTCCCTTTGTTGTTGCTTGATGTTGAAGAAAATCCTAATAATGATAGAAATGTTTATTATTGTGCGAGAGAGCTTTTCTTTTACGGGCGATTTGAAGAATCAATAGCGTTGTTCAAACGTCATTTAATTATGCCGGAATCTGTTTGGGGACCAGAGCGTGCATGGTCGATGCGTTACTTGGCTAAAATGATTCCAAACGAAGCAGAGCATTGGCATATGCGTGCTTGTGCAGAGTATAAAGAAGGTGCCGAAACATGGACTGACTTAGCTAAGTTTTATCACAGTAAAGAAGATTGGTTTAATATGTATCATGCGGCCAAGCGTGCACTAGGATGCCAACTGTATCAGGGATTATATTTAACTGAACCTGATGCTTATGGTTGGTGGCCAAATGACTTGGCTGCTCTATCTGCATACAAGCTAGGCTATTTTAAAGAAGCCTTACATCATGGTCAAGTTGCAGTAGATTTAAACCCTGAGGATGAAAGATTAAAGGCTAATTTAATTTGGTACAAGAAGGCTCTCACAGGCGTCACTGTAGTTATACCTACCAAGAGCAACATAAACGGTCTAACTACGCTTACAAGCGCTCTCATGAGCTCTGAGGGGGTTTCTAGAGTGGTTGTCGTTGGTGATGGCTATGAAACCGAGGACATGTTGAATGCCCTGCCTAATAATATTATTAAAACTTATGTGCCAAGAGGTTCTGGCATACACAAGATGTGGAACGTGGGGATGGCTTTGGCCAACGAAGGAGACCACGTTCTCTTTTTAAATGATGATGTGATAATTGGCACATCTACAGTCATGGGAATGATTGATGCATTAGCTGAAGACTCACGCATTGGCTTGGTTTGTCCCAAGTATGCTGGTGAAAGCTTTGTAGACATTGTTACCCATACCACTTGTCGTGGTAGATACGATGGCACTGGTGGCATGGCCGGCTTTGCAATGATGCTAGCTAATGACTTGGCTAAGAGCTGGCGTTTTGATGAGCGCATGGCATGGTGGTACGGCGATGATGACCTAGTTAATTGGGTCAGCAAGAAAGCTAATCGTCTGTGCGTTATTACAGCTAAGGCTAGATGCAGTCACGGTCACAGTGTTACCATCACCAGTAACCCACCAGATAACTTTAATAGATTAGTAGAAATAGATAGACAAATCTTTGAACAGAAATGGGGTGCATGATGCATCAAGCAGTAGACGAATGGGTATTTAAATCTTTCCATGATTGGAGAGATGGCAGAACTCATTTGAAAGTGTTAGAGATTGGTTCGCTCGATATCAATGGCAGTGTCCGTCATATCTTTAAACCTTTTGCTGAGAAGTACATTGGCATTGACATTCAAGAGGGACCAGGAGTAGATGTTGTTGCAAGTGCTACAGACTATCTGTCTCCAGAATACTTTGATGTTGTTGTTTGCGCCGAAGTGTTTGAACATACCCCTGAATGGAAAAAGATTATTAATAATTCTTATGTGAATTTGATGGATGGCGGCATCTTTATCGCTACTATGGCAGGAGAGGGTAGGTATCCTCACTCAGCTATTGATGAGAATCCTATACGAGAGTGGGAACACTACTCAAATATAGGCTGGTGGGAACTGCAACAAGCGTTAAAAGCCTTTAAAACAAAGGAAGTTAATGTTTTAAATACAGATACCCGTTGTTTAGCAGTGAAATAAAAACGCCTATATAGAAAGAAGAAATATGTATTATAATAAATTAGAAGAAGTAGACAAAGAGCTGGAATCTATAGATGCTTGGCAGCAAGCAGAGCTAGATAAACTCTATGCCAAGACTAAAAAGAAAATAGACAAAGCCCTAGCCAAGCTAGGTAAGTACATACCTGAGGAGGTAAAGCGTGTCAGCAGATAAAGCAATTATGGTTCAAGTAGCAGGAAAGATTGCAGGTGAATTGGTTAGCTCAATGCAACTACGAACAACTGAAGACGTTATGGATTCATTTGATGAAGTCTTTGTTCGTGTGCTTACCGCCATGGATACAACGATTAACGCCAAAGAAGCCAAAACAACAAAGGGCGGCAGACAAGTTCCTATTCTTTCTAACGATGAGATTCAATCAAGATTAAATGAGAAGTTGCGCGCAGGTAGTGCCGTAACAACTAGTTCGATTAAATCTTTCTAATGTTAAAGAAGTTAATTAATATAACAGCCAGCCTGTCATTTACTTTGGCAGGTATGGTTGTTGTATTCATTACACTTAGTGGGGATACAAGAAGAATAGCTTTGATTTCTTCGGTGTCGGCATTACTAGTGCACTACACCTATGAAATTTTAAGGAGAGACAATGACTAAGGGTTATCAACCACGGACATGACGTGGACACAACAGCAGGACGTAGGATTAATTGGAAGCGTGACTTGGCTATTGGTCAAGAGCGGTGAAGACTTGTTTGAAGAGTTTATTAAATCATTAGATGATTGTAAGTTTGAAATCAAGCGCGACATGTATCGTAACGGGCGCATGGTTGTAGAGATGCAACAGAAACCTAAAGACAAAGATTGGAAGCCATCGGGTCTGGCTGTAACTAAAGCTAAGTACTGGGTGTACATGTTTAGTGCAGATGCTTTTTCTGTTATTGAAGTTGCAAGACTAAAGAAGTATTTAGAAATTAATAATAATATTCCAATGAAAACATTTGCACCATACAGTGCTAACCCAACTAAGGGTTATTTGTTAATGGAAGAAGATGTGATTAAGTTAATGAGTTCAGAGCTTTACGACACTAAGGGGAAAAAATGAGTAAGAAGTTAGCATGGGATTATATTGTTCCAGTAGTATTGCCAAAAGAATTAAAAGGATTAGAGCCTGGTAAGTTACCAGATAAGTTACTCAAGCCGGCAGCTGGTGGTGGCAAGCTGTTTCATTTAGCTGCTGATGCATGGAATGCAATGGTTGATGCAGCTAAGGCTGAAGGAGTAGTATTAAAACCGACTTCAGCAGGTGATACATACCGTAGTTATGAGAGCCAAAAGAAAGGCTTTCTTACGCGCTACCAACTTGAACCAATTCCTGGTCAAAGTACTAAGACTTTCGAAGGCAAGACTTGGTACTTGAAGAAAGGCATGGCGATGCTTGCCACTCCTGGTAAGTCTCAGCATAACCTTGGCTTGGCCGTTGATGTTCACTCTGCCTCAGAACCAAAGCGTCTTAACTGGTTGATTGCTAACGTTAAGAAGTTTGGTTTCTCATGGGAAGTAGTTCCAAGTGAGCCATGGCATTTGCGCTATGTTACCGGTGACAGTGTTCCAGAAGCTGTTACGGCTTGGAAAGCTGCTCGTGATGTGGTTCATGAACAGTAATAAGGATAGTTCTCTTTATTATCGTGAACTTCCGTTAGACACGGAAGAAATTGAACGCATGCCTGATTTAACTAAGCCAGAAAGTTTTATTCAAGCGTTAATGCAAACAGTACCAGGAGGTCATGAAGTAGTTTCTAATGAGGAACCCAATCCAATTAGAGAAGCATTGCTCGATTCAATGGAACTAATGACAGGCCAGGATAAGTTTATTATCGATGCAGTCTATTGGGAAATGATTACGTTTGAAGAACTTGGTAACAGGCTGCGGAGTATCTACCCCACATGCATGGAGATTAACTAGAGCAGCAGAGAAGAACCTAAAAGAATTATTAATGATGAACACCACGTTAAGGGATTTTATTTTAGATGAATTCTGATGATTGGGCGCGCAAGATATTCTCTGAAGTAGAGTTAGAAGAACTATCTCTTACATCTGAAAAGATTGTTTACGATTCAGAGCATGGCTTAATTGTTAATGTTGGTTTGTCTAATGACATGTGTGTTGAATTAGTTGAGTCTTGGGCGATGAGTCAAGGCGGTCATTTCCCATCACAAATGCATATGTTGGGATTTATCGAAAGCTTTATAGATTATCTAAGAAATTATTTAGATGAAGAAGGTATTCCATTTGACGAAGGTGATTAATAGTTGTATACTTTAATCCATGGCAAAAAATAAAAAACTTAGAAGCGGTAAACTACGCGGTTCACCTAAATTCAAAATATGGTTTCCAGCAAAGACACTTATGGATGCAGTGTGCTTTGATAGAACTGACATGGGAGTGTCTAACTTAGCAGAGCGCATGGGCGTATCTATTGCTATTGTTAGAAAATTAATGCAACCAGGTTATTTAATAAGAGAATCTACAGCAGATAAATATGCAATTAAGCTTGGTTACCATCCAATGGCAATATGGGATGATTGGTTTAGCGAAGAACCGGAAGGCGGTTCGAATCCAAAGTATTTGGCAACGAGGAGGAAGGCATACGAGAAGCGCCAGCCCAAGGAACAAGACCATATCGATTGTACAGATAAGAACCTACCTTTAGATTACAATCAATAGTTAATAATAAATCAAGGTCACCCTTACATACTTGACGTACTGTCTGTTTATGTACAGAGTTTATTTGCAGCAGTCCTCTGTCTATTGAACCATTCTTATTTAGTGTCCATATGACATTGCCATGTTTATCATACTTAGCATTGATTGCTTTGATGCGGCAATTTGATTCACGTTTTGCAATATGAATAAATTCTTTTACAGGTAGATTATACTTCTTTAAGTGCGGCACTAACCAGGCACATGGGTCATTAGAAGCCTGTGCAGGTACGGCACTGCCCAAGAGCATCGCCAAAGATATTAAGATGGAACGAATCAGCTTTCTGATTCTGCCTTTTTAGCCTTTTTATCTACAGTGCTAAATACTGCGTTAATCTCAGATACTGATAATTTGCCGTCGTCCAAAAAGGCACGAGACAATCCTTCGACTACCACAGCAACACCACCAATGCCAGCCATCATGGCTGCCTTCCATAGTGGCACTCCAGCTATTGCACCTGCACCCATGACCGATAGTCCTGAGGCTGCAAAGGTTGCAAGTATTCTAAGAAGTATGTTTTGTACTTGGTTCATATTTCTCTCCTACTTATTTTTCTCTCTTGATTTTAATTGCTCAAGTTGTTCTATAATATCTTTCATTGCTTGCACTTGTTGGTAGTCCTGCAAGAATGTAACTGGCACACCAAAGAAACTAAAGAGTTTATTTAATGCTTCTTGATTTGTTAATTGACCTTCTGTTTCTTCAATGTAACCTGGTTTACCAACTTTAAATAATGTTTCATTACCAACTTTAAATTCTATATTCTGTAATGCTGATGCTGCCTTGCCGGCAAAGTCACCCTTGTTCAATACATCAATAATAGTGCTTTGGTCCTTTGGGGTAAGTGACAATACTGTTGCAGCTGCGGCAGCTACAGTCAAGTATTTCTCTGCTGCTCCAAGTTGTGGAACTAATTGTTCTGCAACATATCGGAGTTGTGCTTGAGCTGGTTCACTAAAGTATGGGCTGTACACTTGACCACCAATACCAAATCGTTGATTAATTCTAGCTTCAATCGGAGCACGAAGTACTGGCGTAATTGCACCAAGTATTGAATTCGGGTCGGTAAGGTTTGCAAGTCCTTCTTCTTGTCTTTGGAATCCAAAGTCTGGATTAAATAACAAGTTGCCGCGCAAACCAACTGCAGATTGTAGATACGATGGACGGAATCCTTCGCCCTCTTCAGACTGTAAGTTGCGAGCCAAGTTATTATAAGTTTGATATGCTCTTGGATTAATCCACATTGACTCTACAATTAGTGGGAATGAACGCGATGACCACATCCAGAACGGAACAATTTGTTTGATTGCACGGTCAACTGATGACAAGTCTTGATAGTCAATTAGATATTTTGCTGTACGAGCAGATGCTTGTTCTGGGGTAAGACCTTGTTTTAAACCATCAAATGTTAATGCAAAACGTGACCAGTCTTCAATAAATCCACCAGCTCTTCTTGACCATGCTAATGGTTTACCTAAGGTGCGTGATATTTTACCTGCAACTGTAGGTGAAAGTTTTTGTCTACCACTAATTCCAGGACGAGCAGCTCCTTCAAAAATTTCACCAATCTGACCTAAGCCTGATGCTTTTGCAGCTTCATAAGTAGTTGCTAATTCCTGTGATGCATTAAGCCACTTATTATAATTTGGTCCATCTACACCTTCTCGCAGAAGGTCATCAAATGTTTTTCCCTTAATACCAACGTATCCAGAAATAAATTCAGGACTCTTAAAATAATCAAGAAGTGTTTTGTCTATTGAGCGGACAGCTCCAGGAAGTAATTTGTCACCTGAAATTAATGTACCACCAGAAACTAACTCTCTTGCTGCAAATTCAGCTTCTCTTGGAACAGCAGCATAAAGTCCAGAAAGTGATTCAATCGCTCCGCTCATTGTCTCACCAGTAATGGCGTCATCTAATCCACGATTCTTTATATACAATCTAAATGACCTAAAGAACTCAGATGCTTCATCAATGTTTTCAAACTTAGCACCAGCCGATGCCATGAAGAACATGTTCGATAACATGTTGCGACTATGGAATCCTGGAGTAGCAGTGACCCATGCTTTAAACATTCCAGTTGTTCTATTGAATGCAATAGCAGCAGCCTTTGCTACACCTGGGTCTTCTAATCTTCTAACATTAGTAAGAAGTTCTTGTATTTCTGGTTGAGCTAATAAGCCAGGATACTTCTGTGAGTTTACGCGCAACAATGAATTAAATCCATCTACATATTGCGGAAGAACATTTATCCACATATCTGGTCGTACACTAGCAACATCAAGTGCTAAACCATTTGCCTCATTAAGCAAGGAAGTATATAAAGCATCTGCTTCAGATGAAAGCACAGGCCCAAAACCAATATCTGTTGGCGTAGGAAATCCAGCTTCAAGTGGAACTGTTCTTTCTAAATCTCTTATTTGTAATTCAAGTTGATTGATTGCATAGTTAATATCATCGCGCCAGAGTTCAAATCCATCAGGTACTTTAGACATATCCTTTGGAAATCTTTTACGCAGTGTTTCTAAATTTGTAATTACTTCATTTACTTTTGCAACAAGTTCTGGACGCTTAGATAATTTTTCTAATCTTGCTGGACTAAGGACATCTTCTACTGCATTTGTAAAACCTTGAATTGTAGATGGCGGCTTTGCAGGAACAGTCTTAACTGTAGATTGAATGATGTCATTACCAAATCCCTTGCCAGCAAAAACCCCTCCGTCTTTTCCGGCTAAAGCCATGTTATAAATCCAATTAGTAAATGCAGTGTCTTTTGCAAAGCCCTGTGCATAACGAGTAAATGCTGCTTCTGCGTTTGTTTCAAAGAAATCAAACTTTAACTTACCGTATTGTCTAGCAATCTCATTTAATCTCTTTATGCCACCTGCCATATCTTCTGGTTTAATTTTATAACCAAAGAATATATCACCAGGAACTATTGTTCTTGGATTAGAACCAGCTAATGCATATGTTCTGTCAAAACCAGTTGCTTCTTTTAACGCTTGTTCTGGAATTTTATTTCTATCAATTGCAACACGTGCTTTATCACTTAGTACATGAGGAAACCAATTAGTATTTTTTGGCAAGTCTTTAACTGCATCCATTGGAATGCCTGCTTCCAGCTGCTGTCTTTGACTCAAGAAGTTTGCCTGTTCATAAAACTCATCACCAACTCTACGCAAATCATTTGCATACTGAACAAGTTGCTGGTCAACTGGTGCACCTAAAGCAGCTGACACTCTTGCTGTCTTTTCTGCAATGTCAATTGTTCCATCGCTAAGAATTGCAGATATTGCGGGTGTTTCTAAAAGGTTAGATACTTCATTTGAATAACGGAAGAAGTTAGGGTCACCAAGTATTGGCATTAATAATCTTATTGAATTAGTACTTGCTTCTGCAAACATAAGACGATATGCTCTGTCTTGTGCTAATAATTTTACATAATCTTCTGCTTCTGCTCCAAGTAATTTACGAACTTGTCCTGTTCGTTCGTCAACTGTCTGACCTGTACGTAAAGCTCTGCGCATATTAGATACAGCCTCAGAACCCCATAGTCCGCCTTCACCAGTTGGCGTAACTCCATTAACTATTCTTCTACCTACTTCAGTTCCAACAAATCCTTTATTTATAGTATTAACAACATTGCGAATTACTGGAGTATTTAATCCTCTAGTAATTTCACTACCCTTACCAATTCTAATTGCTGTTAATGTACTACCAATTGCATTAGTTAACATTTCAGTACCTGGAATAACAACTTTTTGAACGTCTCCTTTAGTAAATACTGAAATAGGATTGATTGTTCTTAATCCACCGCGCACACCAAGAGCATCAGCTACTGGTCCACGTATTGCTGAATAGCCACGTGTAGCAATGTCTCCAATAACATCATCAGTAAGAACACTAGCTATTTTAGTATCACCACTTGCAATAGCAGCGTCTCTTGCTTCTCGTGCAATCTGTGCCATTTCTTCACGAGTTCTTGCACCTAATACTCTACGTGGTGCAGTCTGTTGTGCTGTCTTTGCTGCGGCTAATGCTGCTGTTTCTTCAGCGGCTGCTTTAGCTGCTGCGCGTGCAGTGGTGCCTGCTGCTGCCTGCGCTGCTGCTTTTTGTGCTGCTGTTGCTGCTGTATCTGCAGCAATATTAGCTGCTGTTTGTGCTGCTTCTCTTGCTGCTAGTTCTGCTGTTTCTCTTGCTGCTGTCTTTGCAGCCGATGTTACTGCAGCATCTGCGCCTGATTTGACTAAACCACCAGGACCAGACACCCAAGTAATTGGGTCTAAGATAACGTCACCAAAAAAACCAATGCTTCGATTAACCCAACGACCTTTTCCACCAAGTGAATTTGGGTCAACAATATTTCCCATTAAATCACCATAACCAATAGGTTCTTTGGTATTTGTAACTTGGTCCCACCAATCACCAATATCAAATCCGCCTTCACCAGAACGATATGGATTACCAGTTGCTGGGTTAATTCCTACTCCACGTCCACGAGTACCACGCCACACAGCAACTTCGTCACCAACTTCTTTTAGTGTTGATAATACTGTACGACGTCCTGTATCAAGAACATTAAGAGTAGGAAGAATAGCAGTAGATATTGGATTGAATTTTTTTGGACCAGGGAGACCTATATTAGTATCACCACGTCCAGGTATAAAGCGAGTAAGTGGAATTGTATCTGGAATAATATCAAAGTTAATTATTTTACCAAGTAAACCTGTGTCAGCATCTTGGTCAATAATTGATTGCACTTGACCTTCTGATGCACCTTCTCTTAATGCACCAAGACTTGCAATACGCATATTACGTGATGCTTCAATAAGGTCTTTTTGAGTTGTGCCAGGAGCTGGAGGACCTTGTACTTTGTCTCCATCAAAGCCAATAAAATAATCTATAGTTGCTTTAGTTAAATCTTCTCTTGTAGTACCTGGAGCAGGAGGTCCTTGTACTGTAAATGTTTTTTGTGCACTTGGTGCTGCAGTAGCAGGTTGTAATGATTTTGGAAGACGCGGAATACCAGCTGGAACTGTAGGAGTAGGAGTAGGAGTAGTTGCTACAGGCGCTTGCAAACTCTTTGGAAGGCGCGGAAGACTAGCCGGAACCGTTGTAGTCGGTGTAACTGGCGGAGTAACTGTTGCTGGTAAGCGTGGTACCATTATTTAATAGTCTTTCCTTTAACAGATTCTCTTCTCTTTACTTCATCAAAGAATGGACTCTGTCCTTTTTTAGTTACTGTTCCTAGTAATTTATTGACAATAGTTTCTTTTGCAATATCTTCTGTATTCTTGAATTTAGGGTCCATATAACTAGAAGCGCTTGCACCTGGAATCCCAGCTTGTATTGCTCCAGAAAGAAAAGGAACATTTTCTTGTACAGCTGGTCTTTGACTTTCAACTTTTGCAAATTCAATAGGTGCTTGTTCTTCTATGAACTTTGGTACACCTGGCAATGTGTCTATACCAATTATTCCAGCTTTAAGATTTGTTGTCTTGCCATACTTGAGTTTAGGTGTTGGCAATCCAGCCTTGTAATATTTATCACCATTGTCACCTTGTAAAAATTTAAACTTTAAGTCTGATTCCGTTTTTGAAACATTGTTAAGTTCATTGCTTAATTTAGTTACTCTTGCGTTAACATCAGATGGAAGAAGGTTACCAGTAAATGCTAATCCTTCTTGTGTTTGCAGTTCATTTTGAATTTGTCCTGCGGTTTTACCACCATAATATAATTCATATGCAATGTATTGGTCGATGTTTAAACCAGTTTTATCTTGACCACTACTGAGTCCAGCAATTGATTTTTTAAATGTTGGAGCTGAAGTAGACCAAGCTTTCTCAACAATATTATTTAGTTTATCTTCTCCATATGCACCAATAATATAATCATCAATTTCTGGGTCATCAATTGATGGTGGTCTAAATGTATTTGGCCATATCGATAAAGCTATTGCGCCTAACTCTGCATCAAATGCATCTTCTAATTTTTGTGGTTTTACACCAGGACGAGAAGCAGCAAACTGTTTAGTAAACGCAGCTGCTCTTTGTGGTGATGCACCTGCTGCAATAAGTCTTTGAGTTAATTTATCTGCCATGTTATTTCTTCTTCTTCTTTGCTGCTGCTGAAAGGTCTGGGAATTCAGCTTTAACTTGTGCTGGTGTTGCTGTCGGATTAGCTGCTATAAATGTTTCAACTCTATCTTGAAGTCTTGCCGCGTTCGAGCCTTTAGCATTTGCTGCTTGTCTAGCTAGTGTTGCAACTGCTGCAGATTGTGTAGGCTGCTGTGTTGTTCCACCACCATCAGTTGTTCCACCACCAGTTGTGGTTCCGCCACCATCAGTTGTTCCACCACCAGTTGTGGTTGGTGGTATATATCCAGTTCCAAGTAGTGCTGCTAATGCATCTTGTATTGTTTGGTCACGAGATGTAGATGCTTGTGTTGCAGCTATTCTGTTGCCCGATACTCTTGAAGCTAAGTCTGCTAATGCAGCTAATCTCGATTGTTCAAGCTGTGATGTACCTTGACCATATATTCCTTGCAGGTTAGCTAACTGTGATGTTAATCCCATTTGAGCTTCTGCTTGACGTGACTGCTGTGCTGCTTGTTCTCTTGCGGCAAGTACATTTAATAATTGATTATAGTTTGATGCGCCACCCTGTGCTCCAAGATTAGCAAGGTCAACTTGTGCTTGGACTGGTGCACCAGAAACACCCTGACCAGCCAAGTACTGCATAACGTCACTCGTCATTGGAGTAGGTTGTTGACGTGGTGCTTGAGCAAATGCTGTTGGTTGATTTCTTGCAAGGTAGTTTTGTAAATTAGAAAAACCAGTTGTAGTTAAATCTGTTGCCTGTGTCTGACGAGCTCCTAACTGTCTCAACAATTCTGCAGTTTGGTCCGCAATATATTGTTCACCAGTTGATTGTTGTAAATCAATTTGTTGACTTAAAGCTGATGGTATTCCTGCACCAAGTTGGCTAGTCAAATATTGATACTGTCTTTGTGCTCCTGCTTGCTGTCTTGTTAAAGCATCTGCAGCAGCTTTTAATTCATTCTCATATTTTGTTTTATCTAATGCTGCGCGGTTTAATGCAGCTTGACCAGAAAGAGCAGAGCTACCACTACCACTACCACCATCATCGGTTAAAGTTATGCCGCCAGTAGGGTCAGTCGGGTCATTAGTCCTTGGTCTTGAACCTGGAAGAACTCTTCCTAATCTTGTACTTGTTACAGCCATATCATCCTACCTTAATTGTAATAATGCTTGTGCGTCTTGCGAAATTTGTCTTGCTTTATCTCTCTCTAGGTCAGCAAGTCCTGATTCAAAACCCTGTTGTGCTTGCGTGCCGGCAAGTTCATATCCTCTTGTTGTGCCAGCTAGGTCTTCTCTAGCATAGCCCAGCTGACGGGTTCTTTGTTTAGCATAGTTTTGTAAAGCTTGATTATAAGCACCCGAACGAGTGTTCATGCCCTGTAGTCCTCTACGGGCATAAGACGATGTTAACTTTGGAACCTCACCCAATCCACCACCAGCAGTTCTACCAAAGGCTGCTTCTTCTAATTGTAATATTGGCCTTTGTGCACGGGTCTCAGCTAAATAACGTTGGTACGCATTTATAGCAGCCTGCTGTGCGTACTGGTCAAAAAGGCTTCTTCTAGCCGCTTCATAAATTGCTGGGTCAAATGCCATAAATTAAATCTCCTATAATACTACGTAAATTTTACCTAAAACCACCAAGATACCACGGAATACTTGGTTCCACTGGTTACTGGCTTAGCTGCATGCATGTAGGGCACTCCTGATGGAAAGAGAATTAAATCCCCACCATAAGGCTTATAAGTAAAGTTTAAGTAAGGGAAGTCTAATTCCCCTCCTTCAAAGTTACCATTTAAATAAAGTAGTCCAGACACTCGACGAGGGGTTTTGACCCCATCATCCATATGTCTTTTATACTCACCACCACCAGAGTATCTTAATATCTGATAACCCTGGTCTAAAGAATCTTTTAAAGAAAAGTTAAAACGTGTCATGTAGTCCTGTAGACATTGTTCAAACATGTAATGTACATGCGTGTAAACGTCTGCTAATGCTACAGCCCCTTCGTCTTCTAGTTGGTCTGGAGTTAATAATTCCTTCTTGCGGAAATGCAATAGTTCATTGGTTCTCCATGGGTCTTCTTTGCTACCATTATCTTTAACTACTTTAGCTTTTTCCCATTTAAATACTTTAGATTGCTCTTCTGCATTTAAAATATACTGTAGCATTTCGTCTGGATTATTAACATAATTTCTATATATTACAATCCCGTTATGTTCTATAGAATTAATCATTACCACTTAAGCAAAGGACAAGTTGCTTCCTTTAGCTTTACCTTCATCTTCATAAAACATCCGCACTGCTTGCACTGACTAGTTGCCTTGATAAGCTCAGGACACTTCTCACAAATGCTTAATCTATCTGCGGCCTCTTGCTCAGTTGCCTTTGGTGTGTTAGGATTTAACACATCCCAAGGTCTTGTAGTGCCTAACTTCTTTTTATAATCTGCCCAAGCTGACATCACTCAACTCCTGGTGCAGAGAACTCGGTGCCATCCCACTGAAAACCAAGACCTGGTTTTTGGTCAAATGGAACTTCAATAAATATTGGACTTGATTTATATATTGCTATATTCATTTCGTGTTCTTTTGGAAAAGCCATGTAAGTGGCTACTTCCCCTTCTACTACTACCGCAAAATGAATTAAATTTTCTTCTTTAAATTGTTGCATTTGTATTACTCCTTCGTAATATTATTTATTTATTTTAACTATTGTATAATTTGTCAACAAAATTATTTAAAAAGCCTGCACCAGCGCTATTTGTCATTGTATCTTTATACATATCTGGAACTGCTAATGCTGCTCTTTCAGCTCTTGACATTGCAGCAAATTCTTCTGGAGTAAATCCATATTTAGGTCCTTCTTGCGCAATAAATTCTTGTTCTAAATGAATTGCCATTTGTGTAGCAATTCCTTTACCTCTATAATCAGGATTTACTATCATTAGTAATGGGTGTCGTATTCCAGAATCGTCACAATAATAACCGTGAACACCAAGCAATAAACCATTTTCATTTCGATATGTAGTATAAAATGCAGTAACGTAATTTTCGTGACCTAAAAATCCAAAACTTTTAAACAAACTTGTTGTTTTTTCGTATCCTGGAGTACCAAGTTTTCCAAATTTATTTTCCCACATAGGCCAATCTTCACCAGCAGAATCTGGTATGACTGGAACCAATGGTTCCCAAGCTGTATTGTTATTTATACCACTCATTTTTTAAATCTCCACTTTAAATACTTTTACTATTATACCACGGTAATTATTAACCACAAACATTGCTTTGTTTAACTTCACTATAAAAACAAATATATGGAGGACAACATGGTCCTACACCAGCACAGTCTGGACATGATGGTGGTGGAGGTGCTGGACAATCAGTGCTGCCGCATCCGCCGCAATTATCAAAACATATTTGGCCGCCGCAATCAGTGGGATAGCAAGTGCACGCACCACAGTCCGGTGCTCCAGTATAACCACATGAACCAATAATAAGTGCTCCGTTGTATCCGCCAGTGCCCGGCAGACACGTTTGAGCACATCCGCAGTCGAAATATTCATAAGTTACTTGACCATCGCAAGTGTTTGGGAAAACACGAACACATCCGCAATTAGAACCATCTCCAACGCAGTTTTGTCCATTGTAATTATTACACGTGCATGGCGGAGGTGGTGGTGGACCAGGTGGTGGGACTGGAGGAGCAGCTGGTGTCACTGAGTTTGATGATGATGATACTGCAGATGAAACACCATAATTAGTTACTGCTTTTACAGTAAAGGTATACGACACTCCGTTTGTAAGTCCAAGTATAATAGGACTTGATGCACCTGTTCCAGATAAATTACCTGGGCTAGAAGTTATCTCATAGATTACTACACCACTTTTACCAAGATAAGTTGATGGTGTAAATGTTACCGTTGCGCCAGCGTCTCCAGCTACAGCGGTACCAATAGTTGGAACACTTGGTATACCAGCACTAGCTAAGGTAATAGCGCGCATTAGCTAGACAAATCTCCCATAAGAAGCCAACTGTTTGTTCCTCGTTTAAGAAGCGTAGCAGCTGACCATTGTGCACGTAGGTTAAGCCCAGGCGTTGAATTAATAGTAACGCCTGATGCTCCAGCTACAGATACGGCACCAGTGTTAGTACGAATAATTGTTATTTTAGTTCCTGTTGGAAATGCTACTGTAGAGTTTAAGGGAACAGTTAATACAATTGCAGAAGTTGAGTTTGCTTCAACTATAATACCATCATCAGTTAAAGCAAGAGTGTAAGCAGTAAGTCTTTCATTTGTTGCCGGATGGTCGATAACAGCGTTAGTGCAATTTAATGATGCTCCTGTAGCTACACCAATGTTAGGTGTCGTTAAAACAAGTGATGGACCAAGCTTAGAAGTTGTTACTGCTGCCGTAGCTATCTTAGCTGCTGTTATAGCAGCGGAAGCAATGTCTTCTGAGTTTATTGCACCAGCATCAAAGTTTGCTCCAGCTGATAGATTCTCTGCAAAAGTTTTTACAGCGGTAAAGTTTGCATTCATTTGTGCTGCATCTATAACAGTGCCACTACTAAATGTATTTGGAATACTTAATGTTGCCATTACTTTTGGCTCCTTACTTTTCTTCTTTTGAATTTATATGCGATTGAATTTAATCCCCATTGTCTACCTTCGGTTCCAGTTGTAAGTGCGGTTGGACCCACAAACTCTAACTGTGTAGCTTTAGCTCTTTTTAGTCTACCACCTCTTTGAATACCTTCTTGCAAGTTACTTTCACCAAATTCAGAAGTATTAAAAATTGCAGTTCCCCATACGCCACCATCAATAACTGGCATTAAGTCTATGGTATGACTTGTTGTTACCTCTTCATTATTAAAATCATGATAAACATTAACAACTATTTGTGTGTTTTCATCTACTGGACGAACAACATACAAGCTTCTTACGAAAGTTTTATCTTGCACATAACGGTCATCATAAAACCATGAAGTTGTATAGTTTGTAGTAAAATCGCCTAGTTCATCGCCTTCTAGAATATCATCAGTTTGATTTTGCACAATACTATCTATATATTCAAATTCATCTACATACATTACATATTTAAAGTTTTCATTTGGATGAATCATTAAATGCCAAATTTCACCATCACTATCTGTCCAGTCAACACCAGATAATAATCCATATGGAAATATCGGATTTGGTGTTGCAGCATTTGCATATGATGCTGATTGGTACATTGTGAATGCGCCACTTTGACCAATTGACGGGTCAAATATAAAATTCATATTAGGATAATCGACTGCACTTCCGGTATTCCTAATATCAAATGGAGCTGACATCCATAATCTATCATTAACAAAAGATAAAGTTAAATCAAATAGTTTATTAGCATTGAGTCTATTCGTGTCAATAACTGGCTTTAAACGGCTAAATAAATCTTGAATTCCATTACGATTATAAAATAACAATCCTGCTGGATAATCAAAGAAGTATGCTCCACCAGCACCTTCAACTACATGTTGTGGGTATTGAATTCCTACAGTTGTAGAAAGTTCTACTAATTGAAATGAATCAACATCATAACCCATAAGTAAATAAACTGCTTTAGGTTTAAATATTAATAACTGTCCATCAACTATTGCAAGTCCACGAATACCTTCACCACCAGCAACAATGTCAATGTAGTCATCCTGGTACCAATTCTCTGGTGAGTTTTCATGTGACCAACGAATTCTATTTGGATGGTCAATTAAACTTGGTGTAGCATCATCATTTAATTCTTTTGTATTAGCAACAAACAATTTATTTGCATGCGCCCTTACAAGTTCTGCTCTTGGCATGTAGCCGCCAACTGGATTTTGATATGGCTGCCACGTAGGACCAGAAGCTGCTAGTGCAACTGCATATGTATCTGTTTGATTCCACTTGTACATTTGGCTGGAATCTTTACCAACTGCAAAGTAAAGAGTGTCAAGCCATTGTGTAATGCTTGCACCATTTGTTGACTTTACAGCAATGTCGGTAAAAACAGCATATTCTATTGTTGAAAAATTATTACCAGACGATTGATAAATCTTTCCATCTGTAGAATTTTCTTTACCAGTATTTAATATTATTCTTGGTGAAGCTGTGTCTTTATAATTAAACAATCCTTTTGGATTCCAGTTACCACTAACTTGTGTAGTGTGCTTTTTTCTATAGCCAGCGCGGCTAAATATACCACCGCGTGGGTCTACATCAAGATTGAGAATAAATGGTGATTCATTCTTTGCTAGCTGAAACTGGTCAGCACGAAAGTTAAGTCCACCAGTAAAATCTCTAACTTGGTCAAAAAGAATTTGGGCCATTTAGAATGCTACTCCGAGTGGGTTTGGACTACCTGGCAATACTGTCATGCCCGTACCAAATGGTGCAAAATCATATGCTTGAAGTTGTAAACCACCCGACATAATAAGTTGTCTGTTGCTCGATGGTGCAGTAAGATTTCCTTGAATAACTGCAATGCCTCTTTCAAAGCTACGCATGTATTCGTTTGCCATCTCTGGGTCTTCCTGGAATTGGAAGATGCGAGCCATGACATAGTTAATTAAAGGAAGTTGTAGTTGTGGCGAAATATCAATTGGGTCGCCTTCGTTTTGCATCCATGTTAATGATGGATTACGGAAACCTCTAATGGTAAAAGAATAATTATTATCAGGCTTTGGCCAAAGGTTTACTTGGTCAGCCCATATTGAGAAATATGATGGAAGACCTTGTTGGTCAGAAGTTCCAACCCAGATTGATTCTGCTCTAGCTTGGTCAATGTAAATTAATGAATTGCCTTGATAATTTGTATCGGTATTTATTACAGCTGTTATTTGCGCTATATCAGTAATAGCTTTTGTTGAACTTCCAATTGCAGTAGGTTGCGTTTGTACAAAAGATGTATAAGCTCTAACGTTTTCGACTACACCAAGCCCATAAGTTGTTTGGTAGTACGGCCAACGATTGCTTAAGGCTACAACTTTCTGAAAACCTTCTTTAATAAAACCATTAACAAGGTCTGTTGAGATATCGTCATTTTCATCAAAGCCAATATCTAAGTCGGAAAGTTCACCAACAAACGTGCGCATTTGCGCAAGCGTAAGGTTGGCACTTGCAAAGTTTATAGCCATTTAAAACTCCTACTCTGAGGCTTCTTCTTTATTATTTTCTTCTTCTTTTTCACCAAGTTTATTTAATGCATTCAAATGACCAATGCAGTAGTCTGTGCCTTTTGCTTTTGGTGCCTTGCATTCTTCTTCTTTTTTATTCATTGCTTGGCATAAACCGCGCTTGTAATGTACACCACCGTAAGCAATCCCTGATGGTGGAGCAATCTCTACACCCGAGCCGTGATAAGCTAAACGACCGTTACCCACATGGCGTGTTCCTTCTACGGTTCCATATGGTTGTGTGCCAGCTAATCCCTGGCTTTGGCTTTGGAATTCTTTGTTCATATTTTGTCTCCTTCGTTATTAAAAAGTGTCTTATTGTAGAACATGCCACCAGAGGATATTAACCCCTGGTGGCATGTGTCCTAGGTAGCTAAATTAGGCTTCAACTGGCCAGTCAATGCGGCTCCATGTAAGGACAGAGCTTGCACCCTGTACTGTGCATGTGGCGCTTACAGCATCTTCTCTAATGCCACGAATAACAATCGTGCCATCTGCCGAAGGTGAAATTACACCCTCAACGATTGCAATGTTATCTGCGGTAAATGCAGAGCCTGTGGTTTGAGCAGCTGCTGGAAGGTCATAAGCGTTGCCAAAGTTTACAGCTTCAGCTGTTGCTGAAGTTGAAACTTCTGAACGGTAAGATATAACCGATGCTGTTGGACCATTTACAGAAAAGTTAACTCCTGTGCTAGTCGCATTAACATCGTATACAACTTTTGCATGGAACTTGTATACTTCGCCTGCTTTGCCGTAAAAGGACAAGCCTGCTACGTCAGTGTAGGTTATGGCAACAGTTGTGTTATCCTCTCCTACTACTGTTCTTTCTACTATGAATTTATTTGTAGTCATGATTATTACCTGTTCTCTCTAATCAATCATGTTGATTGAAATTGTTGTTTGTTTGTTTTTATAAATAGCTGGCACTGGGAGAGTTGCCCGAAGGATGACAACCTTTAAACTCCCAGCACCAACTACATCTTTACCTATTACGCGTAGGTAGCGTCTGCTGTCAAGTAACCCTGACGTTGACGGTTGCTGCAGGTCAACTGACCATAGGCCAACACGAGGGCATAACGGGCGTCAACGCCTGCTACAGTGCCGTTCATGAAGTCTGTGGTGGTGAACCAGTAACCATTCAAGCCGGTGAGCTTGAGGTACTTCGTGTTAAGGAAGTACATCGGCGCATCGGAGGTGTCAACTGCCAATTCAAGGTCAAACACGATTGGTGTCTGCTTGAACATCAAGTTCTGGAAACCAGCATTTGCCTTAGCAACGTCTTGGTAACGAACGTTATTGGTTAACAGTGACTCATACTTCTCGAACAAGCTGGTGTTCGTGACGATAAGGTCAGGAACATCAGAGCCCTTTGAAGCACGGTTGTATACGTCAGCCATGTTCTGAAGTGCAAGTGTTGCACCCATCGTGGTTCCCTGTGTTGGGTTCCACCATGTGTTTGTTGTTGAGTCAATGCCACCGACTGTGTTGTTCTGGGTAGCAACTATGTTACCAAGACCATTGAAGTCGCTTCCAGCTGATGCTGAACCATAAAGCTGCTCGTTAAGAGTTGTCTTAAGCGACATTTCAGCTTGCATGATTTTAGCATTCAACAGTTTGATGATTGCCTCGGTGCCACGGTTCTTTGCTTCTTCAATACCGCTGATTGCGATAGAAGCAGCCATCTGCTTCCAATCGTACTCTGCAGCTGAAATGCCTTCCTGTGGGGTAAGGTCAATTGCATCGTAGCCACTGTATGTTGCAACAGTATCGTTTACTGCGTACATCAATGGTTCTATGATTTGGGTGCCGCCCTCTTCAACACGGACACGTCCGCGCTCATTGAGGTGGTTAAGAAGGACAAGGTCCTTGAAAATGTTATCAACCAGCGTTGGCTGGTAGTTTTGCAACGTAGTTGATAACAGTGAATTAAAGTCGGGATTACCGGCCATGTTAATATCTCCTGTTTGTTGTTGTTTGGTTAATAATTTAACGTCTTCTTAGCCTGTTCAAAGGCTTCAAAAACTGACGTTGGTTTAGCAGCTTTTGGTGCGGCTGAATTTTTGTTGGCAGAGCCACCAGAAACCACTGATGCTGAACGTTTTGCTTCAATTCTAGACTGTTCTTCTGCTAGTTTCTTCTCTGCCTCTGAGGCTTTAGAATAAACTTTATCAAAAGTAATCTGTTTAAAGATTGCTTCTAAATCAGTCGAACCTGTTGTTAGAGCTTTAGCTACGATTTCATCAGCGTTAAAGTCATCACCATATTTGCTTTGCAAAGAATCGATAGTTCTAGTTAACTCATCCATAGCTTTTGATTGCTCGAAAGCTGCAATGCGTTGTTCTAACTGTCGAAGTTGCTTTTCAGCTGGGTCTAACCATTCCTCTTCTTCAGGAATTGCTGCAACCGTTCCTACACCGTAGTGCTGCTGTAAAGCCTGCAAGGTGCCTGCTGGGTCGTTTTGCAGAGATTCTGCTAACGTTGCTGCAAACTGTACTTGCTTTCTTTGTTCGCTAAGTTCCTGTGTCTTACGGGTATAATCCGCTTGACGCTGGTACCCAGCTAGAGCCTCCTTAACGGGAACCGATACCTCTTCGCCATCCACTTGGAGTTTGACGTATTTATCGCCAACCTCTGTGTAGTCAAAGAAATCTAATTCTTGTTCTGGAGTTTCTGCTACGACCTCTGTCACTTCATCAACTTGTCCGTTTGCGGCGGGGTCAACTACGTTTTCAGGGTTAGCAATATTATTATTATCTGTCATTGATGGAGTCCTATCCTTCGTTGGTTATTCCTATTATAAGCATTAAGCCTACACTATAGATATTTTCTTTACCTATCTTTTACTGTCCACCTAATAATGCTTGTAATACTTCAGGCGGTAGTCCTTGTAGAGAAGCTGCTGGGTTTGCCCCAACCTGTGGTGCTGGACCTTGGATTGGTGCCCCAGGTATCATGCCAGGTGGTAACTGTGGTGGCATACCTTCCATCATCTCTGGTGGCATACCCTCCATACCTGGTGGCATACCAGCCATTTCTGGTGGCATACCAGCCATTTCTGGTGGCATTGGTGGAGCTTCTGGTTCTGGTGGTGGTTGTTCTTGCAAGAATGAACCTGGGTCTTTTACCCCAAATCCTTGCGACAATACGTATTCTGCCAACTTTGGCAAGTTAACAAGTCCAGCTTGGGCAAATGGTTGCATTGCTGAAACAATCTGTAATGCCATATCTCTGCGGAAAGCTTCGTTTCTTGGAGCAGTTGAACCTGCCTCAACATCAAAATCAAACTCACCAGATATATAATCTTTATCAAATGTTAACCAGACTGGAGCATTTTCGGTGCCAATTATTCTTACAGTCTGCTCTCCAGTTAAAAACTGTTGAGCTAGCATTATAAGATTAGAAGCGCATTGAGCTATAGCATTTTCAATTGACACAAGCTTTTCAGCCACTCTAGCATTACCAGCTTCAGCAATGATTGATGCTTCGCGGGCAGTTCTAGTTGTTTCTGGGATTGCACCACGCTGGTATTCAGATACACCAGATACACGGTCAATGTCATTTTGAATTAAAGTTGACTGATTATAAAATTCAGGTGGGTTAATTAACGCCGGCATTGGAACAACAACGTTATTTAAGTTCTCACCAGTCTTAACTGGAACGATAACGTTATCTTCATCTGATGCTAAAGCCTGACGACCATCATCATCGAATGCTGATTCCTGGAACAACCACTTACGGCTGTAACGCTTTCTGTGCAACATCATCTGTGTACGAGTTTCATTTAATTCGTACTGCAATGGCTCGATTGCTTCTAGTTCACCCATTGGATAAAAGAATCCAGGGATTTCATAGTTGCGCAACATAAAGAATGGATGGCCAAATACGTATGGCATCTTTACTGGTTTAATTAAGAACTTGTCTCCACCTGAATTAGAGAACACGCACATCTCACCAGTATCAATATTATAATATTCATATATGTCGCAATAAGCTTCATCTGGATTAGAACCACCTGCATTTTGCGTTGTCATGTTTCCATTATCAACATTTCCATATTTCTGATAAGAAGATGGACTTAGTTCTTTTCTTGCGGCGGCATCGTAACGCTTGTCAATCTTTGCATCTTTTAAAGGACGACGAGTACGTTGTGCAATCCAACGCATATCATTCATACATGTTGCATCTGGGTCAACAAACATTTCAAATGGGTCAACGCGCTCTAAGAATGGACGGTCTTCTCTGATAATAAATGTTGATTCAACATCATCAGTAGTTTCTGGGCCGGCAGCTTCATCAGCACTATCTTGAATATCATCAAGCTTTTCTTCTTCAACAAATCTATAACCAGTTTTAACCCAGCCATGACCAATAATTAAATAGTCTTTTACTGCGCGCTGGAACTCTGGCTGACAACCATAATGCTGCCACCAATAGTTAATAATAGATTCAGTTAAAATAGCTTTATCTGCATCTTCTGGTCTGCGCGGATTAACATTAATCTTTGGACGACCAATAGAAACGGCTGGTGCTAAAGTGTTAATAGTTGAAAATGAAATGTTTACAAGAAGTCTATCGCTAGTTGAATAACCACGATATTGTTTACCACGATAAAGGTTAATAAGCCTTTGCCAAAGTTGGTCATAGTTTTCACCTTCGCGCCATCTGCTGGAGTAATCTATATTTTTTCTATAGCTTGATAATTTATTATAATTTGATTCGCGTGCCATATTAACAATCCCACTTCTTTAATGCCAACGCTTTGCGGGTTGGTCTTCCTTTTGCATCCTTCATTGGTCCAGGCATGCCACCCATTCTAGCACAGAAGGATTTTCTTCTTGCTGCGGCCTTTGGTGACTTCTTTGCTTGCTTGGCAGATACTGGCGGCTTAAGATTCATGCCTTCTGCTTTTGCAGATGCGCGACCTTTAGCATTAAGTCCACCTGAAGGATTCTTTCCTTCTTTTCTTTGCCATGCAGGAGTCTTAGCCACTACTTACCTTTAGCTGCTCTCATGTTGTCTACAAGATTTGGATAAGGGCGTCCTGCTTTTTTAGCTGCAGCTTTAGCTGATGCCTTTTGTGCTGGTGTAAGTTTCTTAGGTTTGCCTAATGACTTAGGACGTGCCTTTTCCCAAACTGGTTTACTTTTTTTTGCCGCCATTTTTCTTCTTCTTTCTAGGAGTATAATTCTTAGTTGTTGTTGAAGGAAGTGCAGGATACTTTGGATTACCTTGCATTGGTATTTGAAACCGCTGTAACAACAATCTCTACGTTACCAACAAAACCACCTGCTGATTTAACAACAAGAGTAGTTAAACCTGCAACTGGAACTCTAGCAGTCCATACTTCAGTCGATGGACTTGAACCAGCTTCTGAAGTAACTGCAGTTGTCCAGTTTGTGCTATCTAGCTCTTGTACTGCAATAGCGGTATATGCTGTTCCTGTGTTGGTTGCATAGAATTCTATGTTGCCGTCCCATATGCCAGAAATTCTAATGACAGCATCTGAATAGTCTGCAACTCCAAAAGTTCTTTCAACTGAAGCACTTGTTAGTGTTGATGTATAAGTTTGCATTATTTACCTTTTGCTTTCTTTTTAGTTTTTGTTAATCTTAGCTTCTTCAGCTGCTTTTTTGGCATTACTTCTTTTTGCCCTTTAATTTCTTTTCAGCTTTTTTATAAGCCGCGCCTACTGGACTTTCAGTAATAGCAATCATTATACCAAATTTTGGTTTAACTTTACCTTTTTTCATTTCTTTTTTCCCTTTTTCTTAGCAACTATTAAAGCTGCTTTAGCTAATGAAAGTTTTTTTTCTGCTTTAGATAATTCTTTCTTTGCAGTTTTTACTGCGGGAACTTCAATCTTTTTAGACTTAGGCTGTTTACCTACTTTAGCAACAGGTGCTTTTTTAATTTTAGCTCTCATCAATTTTCTTTCTTCTTGTTTTTGCCATGTGCCACGAAATATGATTATCTAATTTGTCATCAACCTTATCTACCTTACCAGCAACCATTTTTAATAGTTCTCTAGCTTCGGCATGTTGGCTAGTGTTTTCTTTTCTAAGGCTTTGGACTACAACAACTAGTGGTCCACCAATAACAGCAACCACTACCGGCACTAGCCATTCCATTAGATTAGTTCTTTCCTTGTGCTTATTTTTTCAACATTTGGCATGTTTGCATACATATCTTGTGTTTCCTTAATGGTTGAGTTGTTCCACGAAGATTGCCCATATTCAACACCCACAAAGCCAAATCTAATGCCTTTGACGTGACATGCAAAGCAAATCTCACGCTTTAAGTCATTTTCTGATTTTAATTCTCTCGAACAGTTAGTGCATTGCATATAAGTCCCTATTAATAGAAATTTTCTTTACATTGAATCATTATACCAGTTAAACTCGCCTATCGTATATCTTTCTTTTTCGGTAACAGGCTTTTTAACTTTGGCGGCAAAGAAGTTTAGAGTACCCCATGGAGCATCAGACTTAGGGCTGTATTCTGGCAGCCAGACATACTTAAGCATCTGGTTGGCAATGGCTAGGCTCATAACTCTGTCGTCGTGTGGAGAACCATGGGTTGAGCCATTGTCATCACGGACAAAGGTTTTAAGTTCAGCAATCGTATACTCACAACGAATATCTAGAACACCATCTCTAATATTAGCGTTTAGTTCATCTACTGCCAGTGGCTTTGTTAATGTTGTTGTGCGCCAACCCAATGTTTCTGTGGCTTCTGCGTGTCTTTGGTTTAGTCTGCGCTGTCTATAAAGATTATGATAATTAGATTTATTTAAAGCAGTTAGGGTTGTTAAACCGTGGTTATTGGACTCAACACCAACCAATGCCTCATTGTAAAAGAATCCAAGGGCATAAAGGACTTCTTCACCAAACCTGTCAGGGTCAACGTGTCCATGCCAGTGGGCTACTACAACACCGGACTTAGCATCAATAACATGAGCAGTAGAGTAGTCGCCTCTAGCCAATCCTTCAGCAACGTCGGCACCAATCACATATCTGGCTCCAGCCTGTGGAAGCTGCCAAACAGATAACGGTCCACCATCTTGGTCAAACATGTATGAGTTTCTCATGTCTGAGAGTTTTTTATTACGACCCTTTTTAGGAATTGATGTTTCAAATCTATTTAAAGCGTCAATGTCAAACACTGGTCTGCCAGAACGAATAAAGGCTTCTTCAGGATTTGATGGGTATTCCTGGTGCAACTGCCATGGTGGTAGTTCTGCAGCTTGCGCGTCATACCAGGCTTGGTCACGACCAGATGCCGACCATGGAAAGAATATGCCTTTAAATCTATTAGTATTATTCTGTGACCCTTGCCACAATTGAAAGAATATATTGCCTTCACCCTTGGCAGTAGATAGACAGATTACTCGACCACCTACGTCTGCAATTGGCTCTATTGATGCCCAGGCTTCCTCAGGATTGGGCAAGAACGCCATCTCGTCGATTATAGCCAAGTATACCGATTCACCTCTAGCAGGCTCGTTAGCAGATGGCATTGATTCAATTACAGAATCATTATTAAAAGACATCTTAAGAACGTTGTTTTGTAATAGTTCAGGACCAGACAATCTCATCCAGTCAGGTATAAATTTATAAATATACTTAGCCTTTTGTAAAAGCTTTGTAGCTTCACGTTCAGTCTTTGAAAGCATAACTACGAATCTGTCTGGCCAGAAGAAACATAACCAGAAGGCATAAGCTGCAGCCAGGGTGGAGAATCCAATCTGACGAGCTTTTAATACTATGCTATATCTTTCACCTAACCATACTTTAACAGTTTCTTTTTGCGCGTCCCTTAATACAAAGGCAATGCGTCCTTTATTAGGATGTTTAATAAATGCATAGTTTTCACAAAAGAAAGCAAATGCTTCTGCTAATTCTTCTGGTGTTGCGTCCTCTGGTCCACGGCACTTACGGAAATTGTATTCATTAACTAAATCAGTTAACTGCATTAGATGTTTCTCCAGAACTCTAGTCCTGAATAACGTCTTATTGTTTCTGGCAAGAACACGTCTTCTGGTCTACGGGAGATTTTTTGTACTGTGGGGCGAATCGTGTGTAAATGTTTAATGCGTGTAAGACTGTCTTCGGAGATACCTGAGATATCTTTAATGTTTTCAAATTCATGATTGTATTTCTCAATTGCCAAGTATTCATATATTTTATTAATTTCCTTCTCTGGGTTGTTTATAAAATCATCGTAGTCTACAAAATGAAACAAGTGCCTATATTCTGGAACTAAAGCATTCTTCATAAAATTTAAACTTAAAGAAACATCTTTATCATGTCGCATTAAGAATTCAGCTCTTCTATCTGCTAATGGTTTATCTGCAAATGTTGTAGCCAATACTTGCTCATCCATTTGGTTGTTTTTAGAATCAGGGTGAGCATTAATAATTGTGTCAAAAGAAGTTAAAACATCTAGAACATTTCTTACTGGACATATTATTTTAACATTCTTAGTAATATATTTAGTTATAACTTCTACACCTGTTGGGCTTGGCCAATTAAGATTCTTATCAATAATGTACTTGGCTGGCTTGTCTTGGTAAAACGCATGCGGTATAGTTGCAATTACATTATCTATTTCTGTACTTGTATTGTAATCTATATTTTCTAATTCATTATGGCTTTGTGATTGCGTGACCATCATTCTAAACAATGGACTTGCCGGCGATACCCAGATGTCTGGATTCTGATTTAATATTTGACTAATAATAGTTGCGCCAGAACGTTGCATTCCAGCTAAGAAAAAGAATTCCTTCATATTGTTTCCTTCGTAATTTAATTATGCGTTTGTTGCCATTACATACCAGCTAGTACCATCATACACTATTGTAGCGAATGTTCCTGCAACACCTTTACAAATCTCATCTTGTAATGCTCCACCATTATGGGCATAAACGTTGCTTGATGCTGAATCAATTTGATGGTTGGCCCAGTTGTTAAATGTAATTGCGCGACCAATGTATTCTGAGCCTGATGGTAAAGTAACTACAATTGCTGAGCCTGATTTATCATTAATAAGCCAGTTATCCGTATCAGCTACAGTGAAGTCTGCAGTCTTTACTACTGGTGCAGTAGATGCATAGTACTCTGTTACCTTGGCGTAACCAGTGATTGATGCGCGATTTGTATCGATGTCGAATCCAACACCAGGAACTCTAAAGTTTGTAACTGAAGCGTTACCAACGGTTGCTTGGTTAGATACAGTTGCAGTTGTTGGTTCTGCGTCATATCCAAGTATGGTGTTATTAGAACCTGTTGTTAATGTGCTGCCGGCATCAGTTCCAATTATTGTGTTTTGATTACCAGTTGATAGTGTTGAAGCTGAACCACTACCTATTGCAATATTATTGCTACCAGTTGTGTTAGCAGCTAACGCATTTTGTCCTAGTCCAGTGTTGCTTGAACCAGTAGTATTAGCGCCTAATGCACTTGCGCCTATTGCTGTATTTGAAGAACCACTAGTATTTACGTCTAACGTACTGTTTCCAATCGCAGTATTATTAGAAGAAGTGGCTAACTGTAATGCGTTAAATCCAACTGCAGTGTTACCTGTACCAGAGACGTTAGTTTGCAGTGCTCCAGTTCCAATAGCAAGTCCAACGTTTCCAGTGTATGACTTCAATGCATACAAACCAATTGCTACGTTTGAAGCACCTGTAGTGTTTGACTGTAATGATGCAAGACCTATTGCTACGTTAAAATAACCAGTTGTTAATGCGGAAGCCGCGGTATGACCTATTGCAGTGTTTCCACCATAACCAGAAAATGCTCCAGCAGTAACAGCACCTAATGCATTGTAACCAATAGCAGTGTTGGCTACAGAGTTTGTAGCTACATCTAATGCACCAGAACCAATAGCAACGTTTTCTGCTCCAGTTATATTTGCACCTAATGCATTAAAACCAATACCCACGTTATTTGAACCGCTTGTGTTAGCGTCTAGTACTTGTGCGCCTATTGCGGTATTGTTACTAGCAGTACTGTTTCTTAATGCGTCTTGACCAATAGCGACGTTGTTAGTTCCAGTGACTGAAGACCCTAATGCTAACTGACCAATTGCAACGTTACCACTTACGGTGGTTAATTTTTCACCTGCGTTAGCACCAAACAAAACGTTACCACCACCAGTAGTTAAATCATGTCCTGCATAATAACCAATGGCTACGTTAGCTGTACCAGTAGTTAAAGCTTTTAATGCTTGAGTGCCAATTGCAACGTTTGGTGGTTGGCCAGATGGTCCAACAAAATCTGGCATTGCGTTATCGCCAATAGCAAGTTGAGAAGTACCATCTGTTAATTTATCAAGAGTTGATGCACCAATAGCAATATTTTGGCTACCAGATGTTACCTTTCGCATTGAATTTAGACCAATTGCAATATTATTAATACCTGTTATTATACCAACTCCATTGAAGCCGCCATTCATTGAATAATAACCAATAGCAACATTACCACTGCCACTTAGTGCGCTATAACCAGCAAAAGAACCAACAAATGTATTCTGTTGACCTGTTGTATTATAATAACCGGCGTTAGCTCCAAATGCAGTGTTTTGGTCAGCAGTAGTTATTGCTAAAGCATAGTGACCAACTGCAGTGTTGCGTTGCTGGGTAGTTACACCACCAGAATAGAAATCGCTGCCACCAAGTGCACGAAAACCTACGGCTATATTTCTATTACCAGTTGTAAGTTTTGATAAAGCTTCAGTGCCAAATGCATGGTTATATCCACCTGTAGTAACAACTTCCAACGCATATGCGCCTACTCCAATATTGGAACCACCAGTTGGTGCGGTTCCATTCATAGCTAGGTAACCAGCTGCATAGTTGAAGCCAGTGGCACCCGCATAATAAATATAACCAGCTGTTTGATAAACTTGCCAACCAGCACCTGTCGGGCCCGTTGCGCCTGTGGGGCCAGTAGCACCCGTAGGGCCCGTTGCGCCTGTGGGGCCAGTAGCACCCGTAGGGCCGGTATCACCCGTGGGGCCTGTATCACCCGTTGCGCCCGTGGGGCCTGTAGGACCGGTGAAGCCTGTCGGGCCAGTGAAGCCAGTCGGGCCAGTGAAGCCAGTCGGGCCAGTGAAGCCAGTCGGGCCAGTGAAGCCAGTCGGGCCAGTGAAGCCAGTCGGGCCAGTGAAGCCAGTCGGGCCAGTGAAGCCTGTAGGGCCAGTGGCTCCCGTTGCTCCAATAGGACCTGTAGGTCCCGTGGTAACAGTTGCTGTTAAGTTCCAAGCACCAATGCTTGTTGAATATGTCCAGCTTGCATCACCAGAAACAAATACTTGACCGTCTACTGGTGCGCTAGGAAAATTAATTGCCATTTAGGTGCTCCTTAACCTGTTGCCATTATGACCCAGTTAGTTCCATCAGAAACTAACGATGCCCACTTACCCGCAGTACCCGTTAATATTGCACTGCCTGCTACATCTGTGTCGATTGGTTTTACATTTGATGATGCTGAGCCAACTGCTTGCGCTTGAATTGTTTTAATTGTAACAATTCTTCCAGTATAATTTGCTGGTGTTGGTAGCGTTACAACGCATGTTGAACCTGATTTATTATTAATAATATAATTTTCTGTATCAGCTAATGTAAAATCTGCAGTTTTAATAACTGGTGCAGTTGTTGCAACATATCCAGTAAGTTTTAATTCGTTTGTCTTTGCCGTAATGCCAACACCTGGTATTCTAAAGGTTGAAATACTTGCACTGCCTAATGTTATTTCACCTGAAGTTGTTGCAGAAGATGCTGCAGCGCTGTTGCCAATAATAATATTGTTACTACCAGTGGTTAAATCATTAGTGCCTGAACTAGCAGCACTATTTCCAATAATTGTATTACTAGTACCTGTTGAAACCTGGTCTCCAGCTTGATTACCTATAGCAACGTTCAAACCATTTGTACTGTTTTCTAATGCAGCACGTCCTATTGCTACGCTGTTAATACCGACATCATTTATTTTTAATGCCTCGGTTCCAATTGCTAAGTTATTTGTTCCAATGGTATTGTACCTTAAAGCTTGTTCACCAATTGCAATATTAACAAAACCAGTAGTGTTTTCATATAATGCTTGATTACCAATTGCAATAAGACTGGTACCAGTAGTATTTAATCTAGCGGCATTGCTACCAATTGCTATGTTTTGAGATGGGCTTGTGTTATCTCCAAGTGCACCATTTCCAATTGCTATGTTGTCATCGCCGCTTAAATTGTCTCTTAATGCTTCATAACCAATGGCAATATTTCTATCACCAGTAGTATTTGTACGCAGTGAGTTAAGACCTACAGCCATATTAAATTGACCGTTGGTATTCTCTCTTAGTGCACTATTACCAATTGCAACGTTATAGTCACCAATTGTA